CAGCATGGCAGACCTCAGAGGGGCAGACCTCAGAGAGGCAGACCTCGATTTTTCATGCTGGCCTATATGGTGCGGTTCAAAGGGCGCGAAAGTCGATTGCAAACTCGTCTATCAGTTGCTCGCGCATGTAGCCGTTCTGGATTGCGCCGATTCGGAGTTCTCGGAAATCAAGGAAAAAATCATGCCATACGCAAAAAAATCACATCGGGCCTACGATTTGGGTTTAGATTAACCGGCGGCGTGATCGAAACAAAAAAAATGAGAGGTGAAAGAATGAAACCAAATTTTCAAGAACCCTGGAAAACCACAAACAGCCATTATGTAGATGATTGCTACGAAACCACGTTGTTTCACTCTCCGTATAGCGATGTAGTTGACAGGGCCGTTGCGTGTGTTAATGCTTGTGAAGGGATGGAAAATCCAGCGAATGAAATTGCCAATCTTAAGAAAACGGACAAAAAGTACAGCGCGTTAAGGATGAAAATTTAATCGTTCGAGGCGTCACAATTCGCTACAAACCGCGTAGCAATGCTACAAACTGTGTAGCGAAAACGGCGGAACCGTGATAAAACCATGATGGAGCCATGATAAAGCCATGATGAGTGACGATTTGAAACGGAGTCGAGAAAAAGCCATGATGAGCGACGACGTTAAAAAGTGGACCATAGTCTATAACTGTATTCAGGTCCTGTCCTCGGACGCTCTGGATTATTCCGATAACCGGCAAATCTTGGGCGACGCGCTGTGCCAGATTGCAAAAAACATGATGGAAGTGAAAAGCGGTGAAATAACAGCCCTGCGGGGCGGAAACGAGGGAAAATGAACCGACTGAACATCCGGAACTGTAACCGTCGCTGGCTCGGATTAACCGGAAAAGATGTCGTGAGCCGAGTACCGGGCCTCAGCAACGGCCGCTTGTCACTGTATGAGAGTTTCAAGCTGAACCTGCCCGTTGATGTCGAGACGGCGTTAAAAGCGTTCTACGAGGGCGAGAAGGCTCTTTTAAAGGAACGCTTGGACAAACTTGGGGAAGGCGAAAACCCCGACACCGTGGAGGTGGACAATGGTAGCGCTGACTGAGGAATATCTAAAAGGACGCATTCAACGTCTGGAAACCGACTTGTCGGCGGCCCACGCGGTGACGGACGCGGCCCAGGCGTTTTTTGAGCACCCGACGAAAACCCAGATTGAGGCATTGCGCGTTGCGACGCAGTGGCACCTGAACTACCATGAGGCCCAAGACGCGGCCGACGCGAGCTTGACACCGGCGCCGGAAGCTGATAAAATCTGATCAACAACGGAAGAGACGCCGTTGAGTTTTTCGATTTGTTTGGCCTGTGTAAACGGCATTCGCCTCGGAAACGGGGCGCTTTTTTTTATGTGGCGCTTGACATTCTCCGCACGGTTGTGATATGGTTTGCGGCATGAACCTGCGACCACGGACACAACTATCACTGAAAACAACAGACAATCGGGGCAAGCGTGACGGGCTGTCACCTCGCAGGTTCATCCGTTGCGCTTGTCCTTTTTATTGTCTATAAAGGAATATCATGAACCTAACGACCCCGTATGCCGACCTGATACCGCCGCTGAGACCCGACGAATTATCCCTGCTCGAAGCCTCTATCATCGCCGAGGGTTGCCGCGACCCGCTGATTGTGTGGCGTGGAATTTTAGTTGACGGCCACAACCGGCATGAGATATGCAAGCGCAACGGGATTGCATTCGAGACGCGGGAAATGAAGTTCAAGAATGAAAAGGACGTTCGGATATGGATATTCAACAACCAACTTGGGCGTCGGAACCTTGAACCTCTCCAGAGGGTTGCCATGGCGAAAATGAAAACTGATATTCTCAGGCCGATTGCGAAAGAACAAAAGGGGACACGGACAGACCTAAGTGCCAAAAGGAACTCAGGTTACAAACCAATAGATGTTACTCAGGAGATTGCCGATTTAGCGGGTGTGAGTCGGCACACCGCATCACGCGGTATTCAAGTTCTTGAAAAAGCCACGCCGGAAGAAATAAAAGAAATTGTATCGGGCGAAAATAGGTTCATGATATTCCTTTGTCGATAGCTGGTGTTCACACGGAAATCAAGCGGGAAGAAACGAAAGCGGCGCGCGTCGAAACCTTGTCAAAAACAAACAACCGTTATACGACGCTGTGCAAAGTGATACCATTTGATAATTAGTCCTTCAAATACTTCTGTGACTTTAGCGGTTATCGAAACTATAAAATACCTTTGAAATGGGTTGATAAGAAATTGAAATCATTGGCACAGGTGACTCATGACTGAGCAACCGCCTAAACGCAACCGCGTCATCGAGCCGCCAACGATAATCACCGATACCCGCGAGCAGGACAACCTATTTTCGCGTGGTCGGCGGGAACGTGGCGCGGAATGGACTTGCGACGTGACGGGCGCGCGGTGCGTGTCGGACTGCCTGAGCGAGGGGGATTATTCCGTTCGCGGCGTGTCGGCTTGCTGGTGCGCCGTCGAGAGGAAATCCCTACAGGACTTCATTGGCAGTTTGATTCAGGGGCAGGCGCGATTCATGGCCGAACTCGAACGACTCAAAAATTACCGCTATCCGCTTATCATTGTCGAGGGAAATTTTCAGGAGCTTCGGACGGGCGAGTACCGTTCGGCGGCGGCGCCACAATCCATTACCGGCCTGATGTGCCGTGTCCTACAGGACTACCGGATACCTATTCACCTGAGTGATTCACACGTCGGGGCGCGCGAGTTCTGTTTGCAATTCCTGATGAGGGCGAACCGCATGTATCACGACGCCATGCACGGGGCGAAGCACCGATATGCGTGACGATCCTGACGACATCGACACGGAACATCCGCCCATGAGCGCGTATGAACAGGCGCAACCGCCCGCCGTGGAAATGCGCGACACGGGGCCAACGAAACCACCGCCGAAAACAAACCCACGAACGAGACTTCTGTGCAACCGCACCATAATGGAATTCTGCTATGACGATTTATGCCACATTCTGTTCGGCCACACAATCACAAAATTGATGCTCAGTGACGATGAGGCACAACTAATCCTCGACGAATATGCCCGCGCGAAGGAAACCGAAAAAAAACCCTCGATAATGAAATCCATGTCGGGCCGCAAGCCACTTTACTGGCTCGATCAAGAAACTAACGAATTTCTGTCTAACAACGTGGTTATTTATCACAGCGGCATGTGCCAGTGGTTCCGCTATGATTCGGGCGTGTGGGAAAAAGTCTCGGAGGAATCCATTCAACAGAAAGTTTTTCAGCAGTTGGGCGGGGCGTCCACGTTGAAGGATAGGCGGGAACTGATAGCCAGCGTGAAAATGCACGACGTGGTTTTTAGAGACGACTCAACGAAATTCGACGCGAAGCCGATATTGACATTGAAAAACTGCGCGATAAATCTTGACACGCTCGACGTTGTGCCGTGGTCGCCAGATAATTTATGCACGAAACGCATTCCCATCAATTACGACCCGTATCTATTCCCTGCCTGTGACCGTTGGCTACAGCATGTAGAAAGTACATTAGTCCCTGTCAAAACAGACGAAGAACGCAAAAAACCAGACCCTCTTGAAATGACAAACGCGGATATTCTATGTGAGTGGTTCGGCAATAATTTATTGGTTCACAAGGCAATTTATAGGAAGTCGTTATTCATTGTAGGCCCGACCTCAAGCGGGAAGTCAGTTATCGCCAATGTTCTTATTTCGATGCTCAGCAATAAAAACAAAACGTCCGTGGATTGGGGCGTTCTCGGCACACGTTTCGGGGTTGAAACGATGGGCGAAATGGCCAATATAGCAGGCGACACCACGGGTGAGAATGAAGACGCGGTGATGTTTCTGCGGCTCGTGGACGGTTCCGACGAGGGCGAAGAGGGCGGTGAGATTTGCGTCGATAGCAAATACGAGAAAAAGGTTGATAAGAAAATCTGCACGAAAATGACGTTCTGCTCGAACTTCTTGCCGAAAGCCCACGGCGTTGACGGGCAAGCATTCCTTGAGCGCGTGATACTTTTGCCGACGAATGACACCGTGCCGAGAGATAAGCGAAACCCATTTCTACTATCAGAACTGGCGCTTGAGAAGGATGGCATTTTCTGTTGGGCGCTGTTGGGCCTGCAACGTCTACAGGAACGGAAACGCTTCGCCGAAACGCCGTCGATGATGGAGGCCATTGAAGAAGCTGAGAAATCTTCCGATAACGTGCGCTACTTCGTGGATACAATGTGCGAACTTGACCCGACAGGGAAATTCTATACCGATACGTCAGACCTATACGCCGTATATCACGATTTCTGTCGCACGAATGGCTACAGGTATCCCGCCGCCGTAGTGACATTCTCTGAGAAAATTCAGTCCGTCGCCCGCTATATCAAAGAGAAAAACGATAAATATCAGGTGAATGGAAAGGATTGCAAGAAGAAAATCATGAAGGGTATCAAACTCACGGACGATTCGCGGATGCGGCTCGACGAACTCAGGAAACAAGTCGGCGTTCAGACCACATTCCACGACATGAAATAAAAAGATTTTCAACCCCACTTGACTTGTTGCTATATATTCATATAATTGAGACATCGACAGGAGGAACCTCATGGAAATATCCGAAGAAACGAGAATTAAATTGAAAGCTAAACGTCCGAACACGCGGCGCAAGGCCGAATTCACGCGGCATTTACAGGTGATGGTCACCCCCAAAATGCACGACTATCTCAGCGATTCCGTGCTCGAGGAACTCAGGAAGCCTCCGGACGACCGCGAATTTGCTAACATGTCCGAACTCGTTCGCCCGATGCTTGCGGCTGGAATTGCACGGCGGGAGGCGTTGAAGTGAGCGCGTCAAAACCAAAAGATAATGATAGGGGCGACACCATGACCCCATCGGCCAAAGAGAACCGCATCGAGAAGCTGAACGCCATGTCGGCAATGAATAAAGCCGTCGCGTGGTATAGAGAGCTCGAAAAAAAAGGTTGGGATCACTCATTCGCTATTCAAACAACATCGTATGGATACGACGTGCCATACGAGAAATTGCTGGCGGAACTCACGCGGCGGGCGGCGGCGAAGAACAAAAAATGGACGGAGAAAAAATAAGGGGGCAGTTATGGAAAACAATGAACTAATCAATCCCGAATGCACCACGCTGGTAAAACTAACTGGCATGAATTACGTCGAGTTATTCACCGTCACCGGCGTCGAAGAATTGATTCAGCGCATAGAGGTAGCCGCGCGGTCATTGGTAATCGACGCATCAACCGAGGAAGGCCGCGATCGGATCAAAGCCCACGCATACAAGGTGGCCAAGGCGAAGACATTCCTCGACGCGGAAGGCAAAGACCTCACGGAAGACTGGCGAGAAAAAACGAAACAGGTCAACGCCGAGCGCAAGAAGATCGTTGAACGTCTCGACGCGCTTAAGGCCGAAGTCCGCCGCCCAGTCACGGAATACGAGGCCGAACAGGAACGCATAGAGGCTGACCGGCTCGCTGAGATAGCGCGTGTGGCCGAGGAAGCGCGTTTGGCCGAGGAATCAAGGGTTGCGGCCTTAGAAGCCGAAAACGAGCGCCTTCGGGAAGCTGAACGCCTTCGGGTTGCCGCTGAACAGAAGCGCGTCGAAGAACAGGAACGCGCCGAACGCGATAAACGATTACAGGCGGAAGCCGCTGAACAGACTCGCGTCTTTGAACAGAACAAGGCGGCCCAACAGATAGCCGACGCCAAAGCTGCCCAAGAGAAGGCTGAACGCGATGCCGCCGAAGCCGCCGAACGCGCCGAACGCGAAAAACAGGAGGCCGTCGAAGCCGAACGTCGCCGCGCCAAAGCTGACGCCGACCGTAAGGAGCTTGAACGCCTCGCCGCCGAACGCAAAGAAAAAGAGGAAGCCGAGCGCAAAGCCGCGAACCAGCGCCACCGCAACAAGGTCCATACGGAAGCCATCATGGACTTTGTATCATGCGGCGTGTCGAAAGAAACTGCCATTGCCGTGGTGAAGTGTATCTCTGAGGGAAAAGTGGTCCATATCGCGATTCAATACTGAACAGGGGAAACCAATGAAATTGCCGGACACGAAAAGCGAAATTGTTTTCAACATGGCACTTGAGAAGATACTGCTCTACGGCCCGCCTAAAATCGGGAAGACACAACTCGTCAACGCGCTCTTTCAGCAGTTGGGCGTGAAGGGACTGTTCATTGCCACGGAGCGAGGCCATTCAAAAATCAACGCCTATGTGCAAGACGTGAATTCGTGGATTGAATTCAAGGACACCATTAAGGCCGTGCGCGAATCAAAAGAATTTCAGACTGTGGCCATAGATACCACTTCGGTGTTATGGCAACTCTTTATCCGTGATTGGTGTCAGGCCAAGGGCATCGACTACGAGAACAGCGGCAAGGAATGGGGTTTCGGCAAGGGCCTCGTGGTATCCGTGCGCGAGTTCACACAGGAATTCATCCAGCTTCAGAACGTCGGAAAGGGCGTCATCTTCATCACGCATGAGTCCCGATGGGAAGAAGACTTTGAAGGCAAGGAACGCTCATTCTTTGGGCCGGACTTGCCTTACGATAAAAATTCCCTTATCAAAGCAACCATTTGCGGCCTTGTGGATTCCATTATTTACATGACGATGGGGACATCCATAGACGGCGGCGCATTGCATACAAGCGTTCGGATGCTTCGCACGGCTCCGACGGCGAAGGGCGAGTATCTGGCGGGCGCACGGTTCAACTGGACTGACCCGATAACGCTGATTAACGACGACCCTGATGGAAGTGCAAAGCGGTGGGCGAATGCTTACCGACTGGCTCAAAAAGAACAGATGGAAAAACAGCAACCGAAACCAACGGAGGTTAAAAAGCCATGAGTGGACTCGGACAATACGACAAATTTTGGAAAGAGCCGGAGGGTCAAGTGGAATCTAACAACATGCCGGACGGGGAATACGCCATCGAGATATTCAACCTGAAACACTATCCCAAACCGGATGAAGGCAAAGATGTCTTTGTTCTCGAAGGGCTGGTCTGCGGTGGCGAATACAACAACGAGCCGATGACGTGTATTTGGTCTATCAGCGACCGAAAGAACATCGAATACACCATCGGCGACATGTTCCAGTTCGCGCAGGCGTGTGGCGTCCCACTGGCAGGCGTGTCGGATTTTGAAAGCAGCGAGGTAAGGCAGTTCTTCTGCGGAAAGAAGTTCAAGGCCACGAAGAAAAAGTCCGGCGAATATTCCAATTGGAAGTATTTCAAGGCCGTCGAGGGCGCGGTTGCCGAAAGAAAGAAAGATGAGATCGACCTTGATGAAGACCCTTTCAAAGAGGACTCGCCGCCGATTGAATCTTATGAGCCGTCCTCAAACGAAGACGTGCTGAAACCTGAACCCGATCCCGCACCGCCGCCGGTAGACCCCGAAACCCAGCGCAAGAACGCCGTAGCCCGCGCAATCGTGTACATGAACAGTCACCCCGACATTTTTGACGATGCTTTGAAGGCCGCGAAGATTGCGCTCGACAAGTTTGAAGATGCTCGGATGTGCGACGCGTCGTTCGTGCTGACGTATTGCGAAGAAAGGACAAAGCAGGCATGACACCCAAAGAGGAAATGAGAATGCTGAACTACATGGATAGGATGACGCGGGCGTTCGAGAGCATCTATTCCGTGCTGAAATACCGGCTTGAGGGCATCGACGCTGGTATCTTGCGACTGTCCGAAACCATGCAGGACACCGCTACGACATCGAGGCCTACGCCCGCACACCGTGACTTCGCCGTGCGCTCAGTGAATGAAGTGTTGGGGCCGGTCATGGATAAATTGAACGACGTGCATGTGGCGGTGAATACCGTCGTTATGAACAGTACGCGCAAGCCTTATTACGACATCCACAAGAAAGGGTGAAAAATGGCTGACAAAATTGTGAAGGATAAAGACTTCTATGAGGCGCTTTCGGCTTCTCTCGGGTGGGAACTCGACCGTCTCAGGGAACAGGTGGCGCATGAACTGAAGAACAACAAGAAGCTGTCCGACCGGCTCGCGGAGTATGACGCCGCTGACAACGACAAGATTGACAGGGCCTATTACGAAAAAATGGAAGATTTTTACGAGGAAAGAATCAAAAATCAGTCGGGTTTAATCTCAAAACTTCAAGCCCGCATCGAGGAACTTGAGAACGCCGCCGCCGACAGGGAACTGGACACGCCCGAAGCATACGCGCCTACTTCCGACTCCATCAACGCTCACAAGGCGGCGGGGCTGTCCGTGCCGGTAGAGGAACCGAAAGAGCCAGAGGAACGCATACGCTGCGCCGAACACGAACTGAACGCACAGGAACCGAAAGAGCCGCCGACACCCAACTTCCGAGAACTGGAAGGGATACTGAAACCGGACGCACCCCTGGGCGACCCTGACTTAGCGCGGGAAGCAACAGGCGCTATAAACGGCCTGACGGACGCGCAGCGGGACTTGCAGAAGCGGGCAAAGTGCCTGAAGAATGAAGCGAACAAAATTGAAGGAGGGAATAAATGAAGGGCATTCCATGCACGTTGAAAGAGCTTTCATTTAAGGAAGACAAGGTGATTATCACAGTCACCACGTCGATGCCGTCACGCTTCGCGGAAGTGGCGGGCTACATCGGAGATGTAATCGTGGTAAACATCGAACCCTCACAGGGCAAGTTGCCGTTGTCCGAACTGGACGGCGAGCAGGTGGGAACCGGCGATGAACTGGTTCAGTTGCCGTTGACGATGGACGGCCAGATGCCTGAGAAGCCCGAAGGACTGGACATGAAAGAAGTCGTCAAAGATATCCTGAAAGAGGTCGGCGAGGAAATGGCGAAAACGGAGGGTGTCACCACGTCCACGGACTGCGACGGAAAAACCCGCATCAACTTCGACACGGCCTGGATAAACAAAAATCGCAAAAAACAAAAAGGGGGATCAAAAGCATGAGCGTGTTGTCGAAATGGTATCACAAGATTCAGGAGTATTTTTCAAAGCACCCCGTCAGCACGGATGATATGCTGAAGTGGGCGCAAATGGCCATCAAGGGGATTATGAAGTATCAACAGTACGAAAGCATGACCGACGACCAGAAACGCGCCGCCGCCGTGGACGGACTAAAAACACTGCTGTCCGGCGAAGGTCTGACGGTTTCCGATTCAATGATGAACTGGCTCGTGGAAACGGCACTGCAACTGATGAAGAGCAATGCCGCCGTGACAGCCGCCGCGCCGGTCTCAGACACGGAAACGAAATAAGCGTTTTCACCTTCATCGTTGGCGCGGTGTGGTGAATTGTAATGGAAGCCCTGTAGCCAATATGGTAACGGCACCGCTCCATGAGGCGGCGGAAACAATGCGGGTTCGAGTCCCGTCAGGGCAATAAGCATAACGGCCACGGCCATATCGAGGCGGGAAAAGTGAAAGTCCAGATAGTTCACGAAGGAAGAAAATACACAATTAAATATCGACACACTACGGGGTTATGTTCCCGCTTGTGCGGCTGGCTAATAGAAGTGGACGAAATCATGAAGTGCGCTCTTTTTAAAGAGGTTATCACCAACATGCACACCGGCCCGCGTTGCCAGCAGTGCATCGACGCGGAGAAAAATTCAGGAGGCGACAAGTGACACTATTCATAGGATACGCAGCAATAACAGCGCTGTTGTGCGCAGGGGTATGGGGACTTGTATGTATTGAGCGAGATCGTGCGGCACAGCGAGAATCAGAGGCATGGAGTGGCGGCTATCAGAGTGGCTATGTGGACGGTAAGAAAATCACGGACTTGGCGACCTCATACGCCGACGCTCACCCGCATGTCAAAGAAAACCCCATTCCACCGGCCGTTGAGAATGTTGCATGGCTGAACTACATGAAGGTAAAAGATCACGTTGCCAATATGAAGAACGAGGGATACGACGTTCGGACGCACGAGGAAACGGGTCTGATGCCGGTCGAGGATGAACAGGAGGCCGAGGGATGACCACATTCAAAACGGGCGACGTAGTTTACAACGCGCTGGTGGATCAGTTATACATCGTCAAAGAAGTGGGCCCTAATGGAAAATTTATAGTTTATGAATGTGCTGGTTTTTCCATCCATTATGACCTCGACAGGCCATCAATGATAAAGGTGGGCAAACTGTGACCCGTGACCGAATCATCATCGACGAAATAGAGAACGGGCCGGTGAAAGACCACTATTGTTGTGAGCCAGAGCCGAATCCCACGCGGAAGTGTTATTACTGCGGGGACAAGTTCGACAAAGAGGAAATCTCAATCAACCCGCTCGACCACTGTTTTCAGTGTGACCAGTGCGCGAAGGAGAACGCCGATGCACAAAAGTGACGCATGGAATGTGATAGATATTTACAAGGAACGTCTCAGCAAAATTGTTTATATAAACGACGTTTCGTCATTGTGCGCTAAACCATACGCCGGACACCCGAAAGGTTGCCCCAATTTTGGTAAGCGTCCAACATGCCCGCCCAATCTTGCCCCTCTTGATGCCGTGATAGATGTTCGACAGCCGGTATGGGTTATCGGTGCAAAATTCAACATGGCAAAACACTCAATGTCGATGAAAATAAAACACCCTTCATGGTCTGAACGGCAGTGTGAATGTTGCCTGTATTGGCAGGGCCATGTTGTTTCTGTGTTGAAAAAAGCATGCGCTGGTTACGAGGTTGTTTTATATGTCCCAGAAGCCTACAGTGTTGACATTTCAGCTACGGTTATAGGTTGCGGGATTAAACTGCAATGGCCTCCGAAAGATTATGTTTGGAAAATTGCGTTTGCCGGGTTCAAAACGACGGCGGCTAAAGGGGATAAAGAATTGTCCGTTGCTATTCAGAAGCCGAAAAACGCGGAGGCTCCGATGACTGAACTGGCGAAGAAACCGTGCTGTCCACAAGGTAACGCCCTTATACGTTTCAATGGTTTGGACTTCATAATGCGTGGAGTTTTTTCAGAAATCAACCTGCGCGAAGAGGAAGAAACAGATTGCCCTTACTGCGGGGCGCGGCTCGAAACCGTGGAGGGGGAGAAATGAGCGACGCGCACATGGAAGAATGGAAAATAGTAGAGAATAGCAGTGATTTGGTAATTGCATGTGGAGAACAACCACAAGAACGTGCTATTGGCCTCGTGTGGGGAAAGTCTGAATCGAGTAGAAAAGACGCCGCGCTTATCGCCGCCGCGCCGAGGACGGCAAGACTGCTCGCGGAGTTTGTGGAATTAACAAAGTCGATACATGCGTCTTTAAAACGTTCTGTTCACAACGTTGAGTTTAAGACTAAAAATGAATGTATCTACTGCCAGATGATGGAAAAAATAGAAACCAAACTCGCGGAAATCGAGGGGGCGAAATGAGCGACGAACTGAAGGTGGGGGATGAAGTGCTGGTCAGGGCGCGTGTTCATGAAGTGCATAAGGTGTTCATAAAAGTTGTTCCGTTTGGCGACAACAAAATATGTTACACGCATCCGGGACAATTCTATACCGCCGCCGAGATCGACGCGCTGCGGGCCGCGCTAGCGAAGCACAAAGGAATGCTTGAATCTTCGGAGAATCAGTTGCACGAAACATTGGCCGCGCTAGAGAAGGCGACTCTGGAAAAGAATATGTTAAAACATTCTTACAAGGCATTCATAAATGGCAATTGTAATTCAACAACTGCAAGGAATCTTATAAAAGAAATCGAGTCCGGAGGCGGCGAATGAAAACAAAACGAATACATGTTCAGCCACACGGCAATCACACGAGTATCGAAGGATTGCTTGGCAAAACTGTAGAAGCAATATTGCCAACGCGAAAAGGTGGTGTCAACATTAGATTCAAAGGAAATGCGGGTAGAGAACCATTTTTGGAAATTTCAGAAGGCGTGTTTGAAAATGGGGCAAAGAAAAAGTTTCAAATCGCTTCCGGTTCCGGCGAATGACTCGGCCCATCGCGGTGAGCGGCAACGTCAAATAAAAAGGGAGTTGACAATGGAGAAAACAAAGGAAGAGTTGATGGCAATGCTAAGACGCAATTACCGAGAAGATTTATGCAAAATGAGGAGAGCCGCAGTAGACGTGGTTGAAGGTCGCGGGAAAGACCGTATCCAGAATTACAAATACTTATCGGGTCGCGTTGATGCAATAGCAAGTTTTGCGAGGTGCGCCTTTCATTTGAATTTGTTTGAAGAGCCAGAAAATTGAAAAAGCCCAGCGGTGAGCGCCAGTGAACAATACTCCTACTGAATGGAATGTGTTCGCCAAGAAATGCAAACAGAGATATTTTATTGAGTCCGCCATAAAACAGATATACGATGAAAATGGCAATCGTAAAAAGAAGCATCTTGGACATGCGATGTGCGAACGCGATATTTTTCTTCCATTCCGTTGCATGTATCGGACATGTCCCTTCAGGGATGACTTTGAATCAAATCGGTGAGCGCGCTTGCATCCGCGGAGTGAGGGAATGATGAAGACAGAAGAAACCGATAAAAGATGCACTAACGATTTTTGCCCTGTATATCAAAGCTATAAGTGTTGCAAAAGCTGCGATGACACAGATTGCCGATACAGATGTGTTAAAGAAATTAAAAAGAAAAAATGCAGTTATTGCATGGAGTATTAACCCGCTGTCTCTTGATTTCGCGGGCTGAGGGAAATGAGTGGAGGCGTGACGATGAAATTTGAACTGTGGGAAATAATGCTTCTTGCCGTTACGTTGTTTCTTCAGGGAGTCATATTGGGGTACTACATCGGCACTGTGAGGGAGTCGAAGAACTGGATAAAGTGCGACAACGGACACATGCAAATAGGGGATGGGATATCATTGTCGGGCGCGTTTCAAGTGAGAAAAGACAAACGCAAGGAGGCCGACCGTGAGACCTGAATGCCTTAAATGTGGACACGATATAAACTTAGATGAAGTTGAATTTCCTTATAGTGATGGCGTGGCATGTCCCGCGTGTGGTACCGAACATGAAACGGATTGGGAAATAATAAATGACGATGACGATGAAACGTGGTGGATTGCAGGAATAAAGGAGGCCGACCGTGGCGACGTACAAGGAAAGTGAAGCTGGCGAATATATGTGTCCACCGCGTTCCAACATTGATGGTTGGATGCCGTGTATTGTTGATAAACGAAAGTGCGCGTGGTGGGAAAAGGTTGTTATCATTGCAGTTGGCCCCGATCTCGGCCGAGCCGATGGATACCGGCAAGGGCCGTTGCGGGGCGGTGAGGGCGTGAGGCGCAAACCTTACACGGTTATCGGTATCCGGCGTATTCCCTGCTGTCGATGTGGGAAACCGTCTCATGCTTCATGGCAGATATGCGCGGATGGGAATCAGTATCGTGGCGTGTGTGAGAAATGTGACATTGCTCTGAATGAACTGGTATTGAGGTTCATGAAAATCCCGAACGCGAAAAAGCTGATGGAAAAATATATCAAGGAGCAAAAAACACAATGAGCAAACCCCTACCGAATTGTCATTATTGCGGGAAGACTGTCAAACGAAAGGCAAGAATCATATTTGACTTTCATGGTGACAAATTCGCATGGCACACGGACGACGGTTACAAATGCACGAATAGCGACCCGGATTTTGCCATCGCCTGCGGAGTGTTTAGCGGCAAGGTTCTCGAAAGTGAGGGCGTGTGTTTGTTGAGCAAGATAGCGCACAAGCCTAAACGTACTTATCTGAATTTAAAAAGCCGCCATTGCTGACGGCCTTCTCACGCAAACAAATGGAAAAGGGGATTGACATGGATAAAACAATAGTATCTGTTGTCACCGTAGACGTTCTTGCGACAATTGAATTTACATGCTGTCAATTATGTGGGAAACAGATACCCATGAATTCAAAATTTTATTATTTCGATATGAGGTTCAAAGTTAATGGTTTTTGGTGCGAATATGTAAACGGTTTTGCAATGGTATTGTGCAAAAAATGCAAGAAGAAAGCAATGGACAATGACTTTAGAGTGTTTAGAGATTTTGCAACATACACCGCATTGTCTCTCATAAATAAAAACGCCACCCATCGCTGAGTGACGCTTTTCACTTCAACACATCAAAGCACTGTTCGTCGCTACTGTTTCTTCGCTTCCTCGATGACCTTGTTGACTTCCGGAAGTGTCAGGTGAACCATGTCGGTTATCTGCGTCGCGGTTTTGCCATCTTCGAGTGCCGTTCCGATCACGCCGAGTTCCCGCTTCATGTTCACACCCGCCTGAGACTTCACGTTCAGGTGCTTGGCGATCCAGCCGAGAACGTAGCCGAGCAGCGCAATGGCCGCGCCGACAATCTCAGGGTTTTCCGCCAGCTTCACGAAGATTTTCCAGTTCATTTCTTTTTGTTTCCTTCCGTGTATAGATACCGCGCCGTGAACCGACCCGCCAGTTCATCCCCACACTCGATAAGACAGTCGGCCTGACGCCGTAGCCATGCCGCGACCTGTTTGCGGCTCTTCTTGGACATTTTAGCCGCGTCTTTAATGGTAACGATTGCCGCTGATTTTTCTTCGCTCATTTGCACTTCCCGCCTTTCTTCGCTTTCTTCGCCATCGTGAATGTCACCCCCGTTATCTATTGTGTTTGCGACCCGCAACCGAGCGCCGTGTCATTTCCTTCTGGCCGAGTTCCTTGCGACCTGCGGCGGCGGCGATAGCGTTCGCCCGTTCCTGACTGATGCCTTCTTTCTTTGCGATGCTTTTTGCCACTGCCTTGAATCCGTGCGGTGCTTTTGCCATGACTTCACTTCCCTTGTTTATGTTTTATCCCACCGGCGACCGGCAGGCCCAACATCGACGTGAGTGAACGTGTCGTACTTCCCGACGCCGCCCTGGTGATTGAAGTCGAGCCATGAATAAACTTCCGTTGGCGATACACCCACAACCTTTATATCGGCCGCCATGCCCTTCATGTGGTAACTGTTCGGTTCCCCGCCGACGGCCGCATTGTGAACCGCGCACCGGCAAGCATCGTCGATGACCACCGCCGCCCCGAAGTGTGTTCGAATGGTTTCCAATGTGGCGAAGAGCGCGGGAACGCAGTCGGCGAATCCGCATCCGTCATGGCATTCTATCTCTGAATTTTTGAAGTTTGGGCTTTCTTTCACCGTCAGAACCCCCGTATTCTATACTGGCCCTTTTCCACTTCTTAATGAGGTCAAATATTTTATTCGCCGTGTTTGTCTGTGACGACGCTGGCGTGAACCGCCATTGATTGTCGGGGCCAACAACCCATTGCCCGCCGACATTCTTTTGCCCCGTCGTGGGATTCACCGTTCCATGATACTTGCTATCCGTGCTGAACGTCGGGTGAGAAGGCTTCTTGTAAGTGTCCGTGAAATGTCCATCGGGTGCATCGGCACCGTTGTTTTCAAGCCACCAACCGCGCAGGTCGTATACGGGAAGGTCTTTTGAATAGTCACGACTGGTCAACATCTGCTGACGAACGAGCCAGTTCTTGAACCGTTTCTCATTTTCTGCGTTAAGCGGCGTGTCGAAAGCCATCACAACCCCCTATTTCCTATCTGTCGTCCCCGTGGAGCCACGAATCGGGCGCGAGGCAATGGTTGATACCTATTTTATCATTCTCATTACGAGCGCAGTGATAACAGGGCCGATAATTATAGCCAGAAGGCCGATGATGATGCCCCATGCTTTCAACTGCCCCTTGAAACTGGACATCTCCATCATGAGATTCAGCATGTTATCGTTAACCGAAACGACAAATTCGTGAAATTCTTCGTGTGCGTCGCATTTTGCCGCCATTGTGCGTGAGCCTCCGTTATCTGTTGATACAGCCGATGCCGCTATTCAATCCGAAAATCTTTCCGAACGGCGTTGGTTGGTCGAATGCAAGAATATATTTTGCCTTTGTGGTGAGGTGTTCAGTCCACCAGATTTTTCCCGCCTGTAATTGTATCTGGGCCGTGGCAAGCATGGCGGTCCAGTCGGTCACGCCGCCAGAGCTCTGGTCGAATAGAAAATAGACGGTCGAAACACCAGTCCCACAAAAAAGATTGACCGAACACGGTTGAGGAAAATTCTGCTGTCCCGTTCCGAAATATAAAAAACTATTTTGAAGATAAAGATTTGTATTCATTAACTGGTTAATCGCGCCTGGCTGAATGCGGTATAGGTCATACAGCGTTCCGCCATTGCTGATAATTTTCAGTCCCGTAAAATTTCGGTTGTCCATAGCGAATGTTGCGTAATTAATATTGCGAAGAGTCGCGCCAGGTTGAAGCGTAAGCGTCGATGCGCCTTTGCCATCGAGTCCGCCGTGGGCCGCCGGATACATACTCAACTGAACCCCTGCGGCAATCTCGTGATGCCCCGTTTTATTTATGGCATTTCCGGAAGGATTGTCTCCTGCGTAAATTCGTTGTACCGATGTATTTACATCATAAATGATTCGCGCTCCCTCACTAGTCCACGGAACATCCGCCGACGTGAGCGCCGGAACCATTGCAGACGCGAGAGTATCAACCGTGACGCTATAATTAGCCATTCAGTGCCTTCTGTATTTCGCTTTTCTCTTGGTCACACGAACGGTAGTTCGCCGGTCGCCAGTCTGATATTGTCTGCGCTTCCTTGTTATCGATATTCTTGGCGTCGTGAGCGACTGCCGTAGTGACAACAGGGTCTTCAGGATGAATCTCGCAAAGTGCATTCGTGGGAACCTCGCCGTCGTGTGTTTCCACCGTGGTATAGGTGTCCTGTGTATCGTCTACGAGTCGGTGTTCAACGTCACAGTCGTACACGAAATTCAGGAGTTTCGGATTGACAACGACGGTGCCATCCGGCTGAACATAGATGCTGGTTGGGTCGCCGGTGAATTCCACTATTTTCGGAACGCGGTAATATGGCACTATGATACTCCCTGTTGTCCAACTCTGATATTCGCTTGAATGGATGCGTTCAAATTGGTTATCCGAATCATGGCGAGTTTAACGCAGTTGGTAATAACAGATTCACCCGGGTAAATGGGTATCGTCGCTTTGAAGGTTGAATTGTCGTGACTGTATTCCACTCCGATTGATGCGCCCGTGTCGTTCTTTATCCATCCGTTGACGCCGTTGAATCCCGTACATGCGAAAATTGAGAACACCATGGACACGCCGGACAGTATGACTGAATTGTAGTTCCACGAGTTGTTACACAGTGCCAATGGTGAAAGCGCCGACAATATTTGCGATGCGGTGACCTGAGTTCCGAGGCCCGCCAGTCCGGATAAAAGCCCTGATAGCGTTGCCTGAGTCCCCAATGTCGCGAACGCCGAAAGAATGCCGCTCAAAGTGGCCTGAGTCGCCAGTCCATTTATACCAGAAAGCATCTGAGAAAGAGTTGTCTGGGTCGCAAGCGTTCCCTGCCCGCTGAGAATGCCGCTTAAGGTTGCCTGCTGAGCTAAACCACCCTGCAATGCGCTTAGAACGCCGCTGAGCGTTGCTTGTGTGCCAAGCGCCTGAAGATAGCTTAAAACGCCCGATAACGTGGCCTGAGTGGCAATACTCGTGATATTTGCCGTGTTGGACTGTATCGCTGAAAGATACGACTGGAATCCCATCGCCGAAAGAGTCCCGCCGCTGAACTGAACCGCTCCGACCGGCCCCTTCACGCGATTGATAAGTTCCGTCTTCAGCAAATCAATTTCCGTTTTCAGAGCAGTTATGGCCGTACTGATGTCGTTCATGCGCGAGTTGGTAGCCACTGATCCGTTCAGCGTCGTGATAAGCCCGTTGAGCGTCAACAGCGTCGCGTCGAGCGCGAAGGCATTGTCCGCGTGAACCGTATTCTGAGTCGGGTCGATCTTTGTTACCAGGGTAAGTCCGGACGGAAGAACGCCGCTGAGGTAAACCGGGATAGCGCCACCGACCCAATAAATCGAAGTCCCGTTTGAGTCCAGCAACTTCACTTGTGGTGCGTTCTTTATCCGGTTCACGTCCACGGTTCGGACGGTGCGCGGGTCTTCGGGGATTATCGCAGGGGGATTGTCAGCCATTATTGGATTCCTTCAATATCTGTTCTTTGCGTTTAGCCATCCGTGCCGCATCGAGATAGTTCATGTTTTTCACCGAGCCGAATTTTCGAAGTACGATGGGTCGCATCTGCGCCCGTTCACGCGGGTTATCCGAAGCGTCGTATACATTCAATGCCTCTTCGAGCGTCATGTACTTCATGCCCGATTCAAAAGTGTTCGCGGGCGGATTGTTTATCTTCGTGATGTCGCGGGGCCGGAACAGTCCTGATTGAACGTCCTTTTGAACCGCGTCGGATATGTCCGTGCCGTGCTCTTTCATATTCGTAAGCCGTCCGACTTCTTGTGACCGATTGAATTCCTGTCGGGTGCGCGGTGCGATTGAGCGTTTGCCCGCGAGAATTTCAGCCATCTTGTTTTCGGCGGGCGAGTTGGATACCGACTTCGGGGCCGGTGTGATACCCATGAACGACATGGCCGACTTCGCGGGAGATTCCCCGACGTTGCGCGAGTAGCCATAATTTTTAAGCGAGAACGGCACGAATTGCGACGCGGCATATTCAACGCCCTGTTTCGCCTGTTGAACCCACGGATCGTCTTTGTGTCTGATCTCAGTACCGTAGAAGTCCTTGTTCTGAATCATCCCGATTGCAGCCGTGATAAGTGGGTGCATTTTGTGGCTCAACGTCGTTCCAGGGGCTTTGCTATATGCGTAGACGTCCTTCATGTAAGACGGCAATGAAACACGTTCCTCGTGGCCCTTAGCGTCCTTGTCGCCCGTCTTCGGGAAGAAGTAGTCTTTGAGTTCGGTCGGCCCCTTGCCCGTCATCAGATATTGGAACATGGCCCCATGGAGCGCAACCACGGTCGGAAGCGCAACTGCATATGCCATACGCGGGGTGAGTTCAAATCCTTTACCCGTGACCGCGTTCTTTGCCTGTGTCGCGAAGTCCAGTCCGGCGCCGCCGAGTTCCCTGAATGTGCCGATGTTCCAACCGAGTGAGCGCACGGACACGAAACCGATGTCCTTGAGCGTCTTGTTCCAAAAGAGATTATCGTACACCAACTGCCCCATGCGGTTATCGACTGAGTTCCACGCCCGTTGTGCCAGTTCGCGTTTTGCCTGTTCTGAAAGTGCTTCCCAATTCCCCTTTTCCATTTCCGACTTCATGAGATTGAAGAACACGCCCAACTTCATGCGCGGCACAATCTTTTCCATTATAGGCCGTGACGCCCATTCAATCGCGGCGGGCATGGCCCTGAGTCCCGCGCCGAGCGCGTTCCCTGAGTGCAAGGCATTCCAGAAAGATTCGACGGAAGAATTCTTATAGAAGTCATCCATCTTCACGCGCCCGCCGCCACGAGTCACTTCATTGGCAATCTTGATGAAGTCACCGCCTACCGTACCGGGCCTCGTGTATTCCGCTAAAAGTTTGTTTCCCTTGAGATAAGTCTGTATCGGCGCGGTGATGATGTTCCCATGCGCCATGTTTCTGAACCCGCTGAAATCGCCGCGTGTCACCTTTTGCAAGCCGAGGGCGAAATCAGACACCGCCGCGTCCATCGAGGTAAACCCCAAGTGGAACGCAGATAGACCCAACTGCACCTGATTCATGAAATTTCCTGATTTACGCGCCGCCTGAAAGATTCCAGACTTTTCAAGGCCAGGTGAAAGGTAGTTGTTCAGCACCCGCGCCGCCGGTTCAGGAGCCATCCACCGGCCGCCCTTGCCCGCCCGTGCAATCTTATCATTGATGTTCGCGTATCCGATGGGGTTGACGCCGTGACGTACCTTGACGATGTATCCCGCGTCCTTGCCCTCTTTGAACGCCTCTTGCCCCATGATGAACCTATCCATTTCGGCAACCTTGTATTTCAGTTCTTCGATGGGGTTGTTGCCAAAACGCTTTGCCGGTTCAAGGTCCAAGTCAATGCCGTCTTGGAAGTTTTCGATACTGCGTTTTTTCATGAAAGACTTCGGGCCTTCAAGTGAACGCTTCAAATTGTAGTTCGCGAACACTTCCTTTGCCTTGTCGGGGTTTTCCCAAAGGTGTGGCGCATAATCCTCTTTCCATATCATTTTTTTCTTGCCGGATAAATCGTCAATAATCACCTGCCGCTTTTTAAGTTCTGACTTTGCGAGATTCGCGGCCTGTTGAAGTCGAGGTGTCAACTGAGCACCACGTTTAGGGTCGTCCATTCTGGAACGAAAGTCGTACCGTTGCTGTTCATTCAATTTCTGTATGTCCGGTTGATATTCGTCTATCTTTGCCGCAAACTGTACCGCCTTCTGCGCGTTCTCGCCGCCCTTCGTTTGAATGGAAGAACCCATGCGCTTTGCGAAGTCGCCGCGTGTGGCCGGCGCGAGTTGCTTCTGAATGTCACCACCGACGCCGCCCACCGTGTCCAACGCACCCTTGACACCAGGTACAACGTCTTGCCCGACAAACTGTTTCACCAGCGGAATGTTCGGGGTGTTCGCGTCCACCGTGTCGGCAACAGACTTCAAACGGTTAATCAGTCCGCCGCCCTGAAAGGAACGGTTGAACACGTCGCGCATGGCCGGTGAAATCTTATCATCAACGGTGGAATCCTTCACGCCGTCATAGATGCCACTGAGCCATCTGCGATACTTGCTGAACGTATTTTCAAGGGCCGGTGTCGGTGACTTGCCCGTGCGGAGATAATTCGTGTAGGAATTTGCGAAGTCCTCTTCTTGCGCCTCAGTCCACTTGCCGTTGACCACGCCGAATTCGGTTTCAGCTTTTGACAGAAGTTCTGGTGCAAGGTTGCGTCGGAAGATGTGGCCTGTTTCGTGCATGAAGTCGTGGAAGTCCGCGCCCTCAAGTCCTGTGATAATTGCCCGTCCGTCTTTTGTGAAGTCCGTGTACGCCCTTCCGGACTGCGCATAGAGCCGTGTCGGGCCGGTGAAACCCTGCTCGGGTTGCGGTATCGTATCTGATAGTGACGGTTTCGGTTCGACTGCCGTGTTGGGGTCTATCGGCCCTGTCGGCACTCCGCGCAATTGCGCTTCTGTTTGATTTTCTATCGGCAATCGCGTCGAGGGAGGTTGTGTACCACCTTCAATAGTCCTCGTTGGGTTGATTCTTTCCATTTTTGATAATGTATCATACGAAACGCCTTGCGCCTTTGCATCGCCCATCCGTTTTGCAACCGCGCCTATGACTTGTTCATCAGACATGCCCGTAAACGTAGAACGAATATCAGCCACGTCCTGAACGATTGCGGGGGAATTCTTCGACGCGAGCCACACTTCCGCTTCCGGCGTCTTCATGATGCCCTTGTACGCGCCGATGCCGTGCCCGATAGCGCCCATTGCCGCCCACGCGGGTATCGCCTTTGCGCCTTCTACTGGGTCGCCGGTTTTTAATGTCGTGAGTGCGCCGCCGACAATGCCGCTTCGGATACCGGCCTTCCCCATCTCCGTACCGATGCCCCGCGCAATCGTACCCGCCATCGAGGGAGCCGCCGCCTGTGCCGCTTCGCCTGCCGCAACTTCGGTCGCCAGTGAACCCGCCGCATCAGTTCCGAATTCCGCCGCAACCTTTGAAGCAAGTTCTTCTGTGATCCGTGGTGAACGTGCAATGATGCCTCGTGAGATAGCTGGTCCCAACGCGCCGATGTCGGACGCGAGTGACGGAACTAACTTCGCCAGTCCCAATTCGCCGCCCGCGATTGCCGCCACGTCGGGAAGCGTTGCGCCGATGCCGGAATAAATGTCGCGGCCACCGAGATTGCGAATGTTGTTTTCTACAAAATCAGAAGGAGGAAGTGGTTTTGTTCCTGTTAAAAGGCCAACAGTTCCTTTTAATGTTTCGTCAACGGAACCTAACGCACCAAGTCCCAAACGCCCTACCGTTGCAAGCGCACCCTGATTCGGATGAATCAAATCAAGACCACGTTCTTTTAAACCGGCGACAGAAGCGATGGGTGCGTTGACGTGCCACGGACGTTTTTGTTTTAACTCTTTGGAAATATAATCTTCGCCGCCAAGAATGGACATTTAGAATCCTTTCATACCGGCAAAAGTAGGAACCCCTGAACCAATGGTGTTGAGCCTATCGCCCAACTGCCCAATGATATTACTACGCTGTTTTTGCATCGCAGATGCGCGCTGTCTATTTCTTTCATTCCATATAGAGTCGTAAATGGAAATAACCTGCGGTGTTTCTCCATGTTTTTTCATATTCGCAATAACCTGTTCTTTTGTTTGCCCTTGTTTTTCCCACATATCAATTTGGTTGTTGGCAAACTGAGTTACAGTGTCGGGGTCTGTTTGCAAAATCGTGGAATTATATCTTCTAAGAATGCTATCCCTATAAATTCTACTTTCTTTTGGAATGTCTTTCATATTGACAGTTGGCCCAGCATTGTACCGAATCAATGCAAGACCGAGAACATCTTCCGGCCTCATTGGTTTTCCCGTTTCCGGGTTCACCTTCATTTTCTTAACAGCATCCACTTGTTGCATCAGATACTTCGTTCCGCCGAACACATTTTGAACGGGGTCGTAAGCGTCTTTAACGCCAAGTCCCTGTGCCGTACCAGGCATCAACTGCATCAATCCCATTGCGCCTTTGTTGGAAAGCGCCCTTGCATTGTATCCAGATTCTTGTTTTATCATCGAGTCGATAAGTTTTTCATCGACGCCGGTATCTCCCGCAACTTGTTTAACCACGGTCTGTCTTATCGACTTAGGCGTGTCCATCGTAAGGCCAGAACGCAATTGTTGACCTTCCGGTGTCTTCAAATAATCGGCCGTTAATTGTGCGTGTGAAGGAAGTGTCGCGTCTTTTCCGAGTTCGTCCGAACGTGTCTTGATATATTTGTCCAATCCGGATGTAAAATCTGTTGTTCCTTTATTGTTTAAATCAGTTATTTCGCTCATTGTTTTTGCATATTTCATTTTGTAATCTAACGGATCCATCGCTAAAGTGTTCTGAGCGTGTTGCAATTCCACACCGGCCTTTGCATTCACCCTTGCCGCCGTCTGCATATCGAGATTCGCTTTTTGTTCCGTGAACGGAGCCGACTGAATATTGTCGTTCGCGGTTGCCTTCACTTTTGCAAGGTTGTTCCTCGCATCCTTTTCTTTGTTGACAATGTTCTGCCGTTCCATGCGAGAATATTCGCCCGCGCTGGAGTTCATTGCGTTGACTTCGTTTTTGGCATCCGTCCAATCACCGTATGCTGTATTCACGGCGTCGGTATTGCTTTTAACAACACTTTTCATCCACGGCGACATTGACGAAATCTGCTTGTCGCTGATTCCAAGATTGAAAGTTTTCGACGGTTCAACCGCCGGAGTAATCGACGGGTTCTTTGTCTGCGGTGAAAGGAATTGAAACGCCGGTTGCAACGGAAGTTTCCCATTTACGAATTTGTCAGCCGCGTTCGGGTCGTTGTAGAGCCCCGCCGTGTAGTCGCGTTGCGCCGCCGCCACTTCGCGCTGAGTCTTTTCTTGTGGCGTGATATATCCCTGCGTCGAAAGTTTGTAGTCGATGTTTTTTACAATGTTATCGGCCTGCCCCATCTGCGTTTTCGCGGCGTTATCGAAAATGTCCCACTTCTGTTTTTGCGCCTCTTGCGCCTGCTGTGCCTCAAACTCTTTCTTCCCCTGTTCGGCCAACTGCTGAGAAAGCAAAAGATGCTGTTGAGCCATCTTGTTGTCGAAATCATCTTGTTTCCTCTGTTCCTTGACCTTGCTGCCCTGAAGGATAGCGTCCGCCAGAGTGCGGAAGGGTTCGCCTGGGTCGTTGAAATAAGGATTATCAGCCATCGTGACGCCTCCCGTGGTTTACCATTTGCCCGAAGCAATCATTGAACCGCCGAGTCCGAGTATCCCGCCCACCAGCGAGTTCTTATTCTGAATACCCGCTTGCCACTGTTGTAGCGCGTCCTGATTGCGTTGTGCCACCAAGTCCGCCTGCATCTGCTGTTTCTTGAGCCACATCTCATACGCACTCATTTCCGATGACTGGTTCGCCGCCGTCGTGTCGCCCTGAAGTTTGCGATACAGGTTTCCCAAGAGGCCGAACTGAATCCCTGAGCCGCCGATTCTTCGCGCTTGCATGGCGTCGGCAATGTCATTCTGCCCCGTGAGCCAGTTCTGCGACATGTTGTAGTTGTTCGCCTTGAACGTGTCCTGAAGTGCCGTGTCCGTGGACGGGTCGTAATTTCCGATGTTGAACTGTTCCTGAATCGGAGCCTTGCTTCGTTTGAATGGATTCCAACCCATGATGTGCCTCCGTTATTTAACTGCGTAAACTCGCATAGAATGTTGCGTACTTGCGATTGTTCCAGTTCCTGAAAGCGTCCCGAATCTCAGATACTGAACCTTTGTGAAATCAAGAATGGCACAGTTTGTTGCCTTTTTCAAAGTGACAATCTTTCCGTTCGTGATGGATGTGTCCTCGTTCGTTATCGACTGATAAAGAGAGAATCGCGGGTCGGTATAAAGCGTTGTGAGATCTGAAAAACTACCCGTACCTGGGTCAAGTTCAAGGGAGATGTGCGTGTATCCGGTACCACCGGCGCTATAACTTCTGATATAAGCCGAGAAATCCACGTCGAGGGCCGTTATGGTTGCGTCTATTGGAATTGTCACCATGCAACTATTTGCCGTGTCTGAATACGAATCACCTATTTTGACCGCTGCACTTTCCCCGCTCACCGTCGGCAACTTCGGGACTATCTCCTCAAACGCCTTCTCAACATCTTCCGCCACACCGCCATTCAGTCCCGGTATCGCTTTCAGCAAAACCGCTTCTCCTGAGTGTCCGATACTTGCGTGGTCTGCGCTCCAATTTCCGTGCGCTGTCATGTTGGAAACCAGCACCGCCCCCGGCGTCCAGTTGGTCGTGTCGAGGCCGCCGTTGACCACGGTCTTTATCTGGTTAAGGTTGTCCATGACGTCCGCGCCTTTGGCATTCATGTTCACGCCGTCAATAAATGTATGCAACCATGTGCCGATGAGTCCCATGATTATGTTCTCCTTGTTTCGTCAACGTAGTATTCAATCGCCACGCGGTAAATCTCAATATCGTAAAGGGAAGTGGCCGTGAGATAAACCGAGAACAGGTTCCCGACAAGTCCGTCGTCGAAACGAATCTTGCCTATGAGCTTGCTGTTCCCGCCCCACACGCCGAGTCCCCAGATAAAACCGCCCCACACAATGCCCTTGTTTTCCACTGTGACGACTTTTGAGTCAATAACGTCCCCACCGTTCACGATGAGGTTTAACGTCATGGGCGTGGTCGTGGTAGTCTTCTGAAGCGTTTGTGCCGACCGGAACTGTTTCGTTACCTCAAACGCCTCAAAGTCAAAGTCCTTCGACTGATATTCCCATGTGAATGCCGATCCGTCATCCGTGATTCCATCGAGATAATAGAGTTTGTTACTACCAGTCAACGCCAGATAGAACTTATTGTAGTCGATTGCCTTCCAACACCGCGCCATCGCCGCCGGCTGATAGGAAAATTCCGTCCATGCCCGCACGGGTTTTTCATCCCAATCCCGCGCCGCGATATTCCACACGAGGCAACCGTCCGGATAACTGATAATCACGCAGTCGGAAACCGCGTCGTACTCGCACACGGCATTCACCATGCTCTTGCCTGCAAAACGGTTCTTCACACGGTCGCCGATGGGTCGCATGGTTCCGTTGGTGAATTCAAAGATGTTGTCATTCCCAACGACAATCATGTCGCCTTCCGGTGTCACGCACACGCCGCGCGGCGACACGCATCCCGCCGAACCGGAAATGTTGATGAGTTGATAGTCCGACGTGCCGACACCACTGAGAACCCAAGTATCATTCTGCCTGAATATCACAAGGTCATCGGTCTTGCCATAGTTCTGCATGGCCGTGATACCCACGTTGTCGCCGGAACGCAAGGGCATGTCGATGTAGTTCGCTAACTGGAATCTCATTGCGGAAGGGTCGCTTATCCACCCGCCGTAATCGCTCCAAAAGAACCGCTGGCGTCCGTATGTGCCTTCATTGGGTACGACAAAGACGCGGTCGTCGCATATCGCCTGAAGATACGGCGTGATCGCCGTGACGCCGCCACTGCCCGGGTCGGCCCCGATGTATCCTGGTGAATTGTAGAATCCGACGTCAGCTTTTGTGGCGCAATCCGTCGTGTACTGCCATTGCAACCCGTTGTAGATGAAAAGGTTTTCTTTGAAATCGCAGAATCTGACCTGTGAGAATGCCGCGAGTGCTGTTCCACCTGTCACCGCCGACCAACCCGACGTGCCTTCGAGTTGAATTGTGTAGACGCCCGACGTGGTTGTTACCGACGAAACCACCGTATAACTCGTACTGCCGCCGCCATAGAACCGGAAGACGTTATCTATGCCCTGACTGCCTGAAATCGCGCCAGCGGGCGAAGCAACGTATCCACGTCGAAGTTTAAGCGTCCCTTTTGATGTTATGATAAGGTTCTTGCAAAGTTGGGATTCATTGTCGCGTATAGCATAAGAGGAGTCCTTGACATTCAGGCCCCCCGACAAATCTTTTATCCGCAACCAATCAAACTGGTTTTCTTCCGTCATGGCCAGTCCGTTACCGTTCCGATAAGTGGGTTGTAAAGGTCGGATACCGATCCGCCTCGTTGGTTGTTCATTTCATTGATTAGTGCATTCCGTTCCGACATTGACCGTGACATCCACTTGCGCCGCTGATTCTTCACTTCCGCTTGCCATGCCTGTTGATACCCGTTCGCCATGTTTTGATTCTTGTTCTTGCGCGAAAGGTGTTCCATCATCGGGTTCAGAAGTAACGCCCTGTGCATCGTGTTCGGCAGTTCCGGATTGAAGAAATAGTTCTGGTCACGATATTTCGCGGTGAATATGTCCATCGCCGTGAATGTTTCAAGGGTTGAACATGGTGTAGACAACAACGCATCGGAACAAACCGTGGCAACACAGTTCGGGAAGTACGATACCAATGGCGTTCCGGCCATGAGGTTGATCTGTGCCACAAGTTCCTGAACCGTGTCGTATGGGGCCGCTGTAATGTCGATGGTTTTTGTCCCTGCGTGTGTGCCGCCTGTCTGAACAAACGTAACCGTAGTGGCCGACTTCGCTATCGTGCAGGCAGTCTCACCCGTTTCTGGAGTATGAATCAGTCTGAACGCATACGCGGGAGCGCGTTTGTAGTACCACAGATATATGATGACAGAAGACGTCGCGGGCGTAGGATAAAACCCAATCTTCTGGTTGCTGATTCTGTATAGATACGGTGTTCCTGATGGAACCGTTGCCACTTGCGGGAACATGACGCACTGGTCAAGAAACGACGTTGTACCATACCGCACGAGCCGCACGAGTTCGCAATCTACCGGAAGGTCGTACCACGCCGTGCCCGCCGTGGTTGTTACCAGTGTCGCTTCATCGACTTCAAGACACCGGAGTTCGCCGGACACTTCATTCTGAACGCCCGACGCGTACAACTTCATCTGGTATTTTTTGTAGTAGTCATCCTTTGAGATGGGTTCGCCCATCTGGTCGGCGGCTACGTTGCATAGTTCATCCCACAGCATGATTCACCGCCCCTGTCTGTCTTATGTCGCGTTCGTTACTTCAGAAGGACTTTGCACGTCGAGGGCGCGATACCGAGTCGCCGATACCGCGCCCTTTTCAATGGGACATTACGCCTTCGGGATGAACGGAACCTCTGTTGACAGTTTTGCGCCGCCGTCGAGTCTCACATTCATCATGTCCGCTGAAATGCCGCCGATGATGGATGCGTGATTGATGCCCTCGATAGCTTCGCCTTTGAAGGACATTACGATGTTTCCATTCGGGTCTTTTGAGATTTCCAGATAAGCCATTGTGTTGCCTCCCTATATTTTTATTTCAGAAGCACCTTGCATGTCGCGCCGTTGGAATATGCCTTTGTTTCAAGCGCACGTCCAATCATCTGCATGTAGTTTGCAATAAGAATAGGTTCCGTAGAATTATCGGCGTTGCCTGTTCCCTCAGAGCCGATGCCGCCGGTGTAAACCGGATACCCGATTGTACATCCGACGCCGAACGGGTCCATCAGGACGTCCACGATGCCCTTTGTGATTACAAGGCAGTTTGTCCCCGATGTGCAATTTGTGCGAACAACAACCCCAATCGCGGCGGTTGAACTTGCGGTAGCACTGGCAAACCCGTAATTTGATGAAGACAGCGCAAC